TTACTTTAATAGATAGTACAGGAGAAGTATATGGTGTTGCTGTATATGGTACATCTGTTTATGGAACTATAAATAGTAGAACTATTATACCTGATGGAGTTAAAGCAACATCATCATTAGGTGAAGAAAGTATTACTGCAACACAGTTTGACTATACAGCAGTAGCTGATAACTATGAAAGACGTAGAACAGTTCATGTACATAGATCAACTACATCTTCAGATAGAACAGTAAAGGTAGCTTAATATGTTTACATGGCCTAGTAAAGACCCTGATGAAACAGTAGATTTTAGTATGGATTGGTCAAGGTATTTAAATGATCAAGCTACTATTAGTTCTGTTACTTGGTTTGTTGATAATGCTTCAGGAACTAAAACTGAATTAGCTAGTGTTAATGATGTAGTAAATGGAATACAGTTTGTAGGTAAATCTAATACTAATACTGTAGCTACTATAAATGTTGCACTAGGTACTAATAATTTTAAATATAAATTTAGTTGTCAAATAACAGATACAACTGGAACAATTGCTGAAAGAACAGTATTACTTCCTATTAAGGAAACATAATGGCATATAATTTTTTAGGACTTGTTAATGAAGTTAATCGTAGGCTTAATGAAGTAGAACTTACTAGTTCTAATTTTGCTAGTGCAGTAGGATTTTATTCACAAGTTAAAGATAGTGTTAATGCTGCAATACAAGAAATAGATCAGGAGTATCCTGAGTGGCCTTATAACTTTGTTGAACAAGAAGATACTTTAACTAATGGTATTACTAGATATAGTTATCCTGCTAATGCTACTGTATTAGACTTTGAAAGTTTTAGAGTTAAAGAAGATACTACATTAGGTAATAGAACACAAAAGTTACAAGTATTAACTTATGAAGAATACTTAGATAGATTTGTTGAGCAAGAGTACACAAGTGATACAAGTTTAAGGAGTGTTCCTGTATATGTAGCTAAAGGGCATGGTTTAGAATATATATTATCACCTGCACCTAATAAAGCTTATACTTTAGTATATGAATATTATTTAACTAGTACAGATTTAATAGATTCAACTGATGTGCCTAAGATACCTGAGATATATAGAAATGTAGTTGTTGATGGTGCTATGCATTATGCCTATATGTTTAGAGGCAATACACAAGATGCAATGGTTGCAGAGAAAAAGTTTAAAGATGGTTTAAAAAACATGAGAATTGTTTTAATTAATAAAAATACTTATGTTAGATCAACTATGTTAACAAGAACACAACGTAGTACATATGTTTATAGATTGGCTTCTTAATGCCTGATAATCTACAAACATATGCTTTTGAGTTTAAAGGTGGATTAATAAGTAATCTAGCACCTTTACAGCATGGTATACAGCAACCAGGTACTGCTAGAATATTAAGAAACTTTGAACCTTCAGTAGAAGGTGGTTATAAAAAGATATTAGGTTATACTAAGTTTGATAGTAATATAGTTCCAGGTTTTAATGTTTGTAAAGTACATGGAGCTAGTCAATCAGGTACAACATTAATAATAGGGAATGTACATTTTACACCTGTAGTAGGAGATACTTTAACAATAACAGGAGTAGATGGTACATACACAGTAGCATCAGGAGGTGTAAGTTATAGTAGTACAACTAAAAGAGCTACACTTACTTTAACTACTAGTTTAGATAGTAGCCCTGCTGATCAAGCTAATGTAACTTTTACTAGTGGTTCTAATGAAACTATACATGGATTAGCTGCATGGGAATCAACAGTTATAGCAGTAAGAAATAATAATGTTTATAGTTCAGCAGGTTCAGGATTTACACAAATAAATGTAAGTCAGTATGGAATACCTAGAGTAAATGGTGGTAGTCAAAGTGGTGGAACTTTAAATGTTGATGGATTAACATCAGCACCACAAGTAGGAGATACATTTACTATTGCAAGTGTAGCTTTAGTTTATACAGTAACAACTAAACCTACAATTAATGCAGATGGTGAATCAGCAGTAGCTATATCACCTGATTTAAATAGTAGCCCAAGTGATGATGCTGTAATAACATTTTTAACAGCAGCAAAAGTAAATGCAGCTACTAATATAAATAGATTTTCTAAATATAGAATAGGTACAACAGAGAAGATAGCAGGTGTAGATGGTACTAATTATCCATTTGTATATGATGGAACTACTTATACACCTTTAACAGGAGCACCTGATGATGTATTAGGTGCATCTCATACAGCATCATATAAGAATCAATTATTTTTTGCTAAAGGAGATGTATTAACTTTTACTGCACCTTATACAGATAATGATTTTGATGCAGGTAATGGTGCTGGAAATATAAGTGTAGGTTCTAATATAACAGGCTTAATTGCTTTTAGAGATCAGCTAATTATATTTAGTGAAAATAAAATTGATAGGTTGGTAGGTAATACTATAGCTGATTTTGTTTTACAACCTGTAACTAGAAATATAGGATGTATAGATTCAGATACTATTAGAGAGGTTGCAGGGGATGTAGTATTTCTTGGGCCGGATGGTATTAGATCTTTAAGTGGATCAGACAAAGTAGGAGATTTTGATTTAGCAGTTATATCAAAAACTATACAAAAAGAAGTAACAGATGTTATTAACTCTAATGATTCTTTTATGAGTGTAACTATAAAAAATAAATCTCAATATAGATTGTTAGGATTTAATTCTAATATTGGTGATTCAAATGCTACTGGCATTATAGGAACACAGTTAGCAGGGCCACAAGGTTCTATGTTTGGTTGGGCAGAAACTAGAGGATTTAAAGCATTTGTTGCAGATAGTAACTATAAATCTAAGATTGAAACAATAGTATTTGCAAATACAAATGGTTTTGTATATAACATGGATACAACTAATACTTTTGATGGTACTGCTATAGAGGCTACATTTGCATCACCTTTTGTAGCTTTAAGTGATCCTGAGTTTAGAAAAACTATTTTTAAACTACATTTGTATACAGAGCCATCAGGTAGTTTTGATACTACAGCTAGATTAAAGTTTGATTTAAATGAAGAGGGTAGTGTACAACCAGCATCAATAGCACTATCTAATACAACATCAGGAGTTGCAGGTGTGTATGGTAGAACTACTTCTATATATGGTACAGCAGTATATGGAGGTAGATTAAAAAAGAAATTTACAGCACAAACAGTAGGATCAGGATTTAACGTATCAGTATTGTTTTCATCTACTGATTCAAACCCTTCATATTCTTTAGATGCTGCAACATTAGAATATGGCACTTTTGATAGACGATAATAACGAGGTAATTTAAAATGGGTACAGGCTACAATAGAAACGATTCCAGCAATAATATTGCTGATGGTAATGTAATTAATGCATCAGATTTAGATGGTGAATTTGATGCAATAGTTAATGCATTTAAAACAGATGGACACTCACATGATGGCACATCTGCTGAAGGTGCAGCTATTGTAAAAGTTGGCCCAGCACAACAATTAGAAATTAGTGCTACAGCTTTATCTCCAGCAACTACTAATACTTTAGACTTAGGTGGTAGTGCTAAACAATTTAAAGATTTGTATCTTGATGGTACTGCTAACTTAGATAATATATCTGCTGATGCAGCTAATGTTATTGGTGCAGTAACTATGGGTTCTACTTTAAGTGTAGTAGGTGCTGCTTCTGTAGGAGGTAGTTTAGGAGTTAGTGGAAATGCTTCTGTAGATGGGTCTTTAAGTATAGGTGGCACATTTAATTTTGCTACAGCTAATGTATCAGGAAGTTTAGGAATATCAGATTCTGTTTCTGTAAATACTACATTAGGAGTTGTTGGAAATGTATCAGCAGGAGGTACTTTTGATGTAGTTGGAAATACTTCTGTAGGGGGTACATTTATAATAACAGGTAATGCTACAGGTTCAGCAGATTTAGATATTAAAGGTGCTGTTTCTGTTGGAGGTGTAACTACATTTACTAATGAAATAAATGTTGCAGGTGGTATTTCAGGAGCATCAACTTTAGATATTAAAGGTAATGCATCTGTAAATGGAACACTTAGAGTAATTGGTGAAACTAATTTAATAGATGCTGTTTCTGTACAAGGTATTTTAACTACTAACAATAAAATAGTAGGTAAAGAAGATATACATACAATTGAAACAATGTCTGCTGGAAGTACTTTATTTGTTCATGCAGCTACAACATTAAATAATAATTTAACTGTAGCTGGAAAAATATCAGGATCAGGTACATTACATGTACAAGAAGCAGCATCTGTAGGTACTACATTAGGTGTAGGGGGCAATGCTTCAGTATTAGGAACATTAGCAGTATCTGCTATAGATGTTACTTCTACTTTAGAAGTTGTAGGTGCAGCTTCAGTAGGTGGTACATTAGTAGTTACTAATAATCAAGCTAATGCAGGTACTTTGAGTGTTATTGGTGCAGCATCAGTTGGAGGAACATTAGGTATAACTAATAATGCTTCAGTATTAGGAACACTAGT